CCGGGTTCGGCGCGGTGAAACCAAGTCCCGGGTGATTGATTCTATCGTAAGAAATCACCCGCGCATCAGTCAGGGTTTTCTGCGCATGAACTTGTGTCCGATTTTAGGTACCGGGATTTGGGCAAACGCTCAGTATCGCAGGGTTTAATCACACCGCATAAAAAAGGCCGCCAGGATCAACTGGCGGCCAACGGAGAAACAGACATGATCAACGAGATAATCAAACACTGTCCTGACCTCAGAGTGAGCGAACTGGAACAATTGACAGAGGATCAGTTGATGATCTTGGACGCCACGGATACCCGCTGGTGCGCTCGGTGGGACGAATTTTGCGACAGCTACACCTCAGAAGCCGACGCCGTCTCATCTGCGTTTTACTGTGCCTACTTGGAATTGGTCGCATAAAAAAGGCCGCCAGGATCAACCAAGCAATAGGAGAAATAAGATGAAACACAAACTGGAACAGTCCAACAATTTCTCTTGGTTCAAGTGTGGAGCGACAGAAGGACTCCAGTCCGGCACCACATCAGAAACAGACTGGTACAAGGTTACTTGCCGCAATTGCCTGATGTTGAGCAGTGATTTTGGCCCGCAAGCCCGGTGGCTGCTCAATAACATGACTGTTGCTAACCGGCGGCTCATCGTTGACGCGCAGTCGTTGCCTGAGTGTTCCAGGAAGATTGTTCTAACTGCGAATCTGAAGACCATTATTAAGGACAGGGTGTCGGCGCTAAACAGGGCCATAGATCAAGGCGATTGTGAAAGCAATAAATACGCCACCTTTGATACAGAAGCGAAGATGGCCCCTATTATTGCGATCATGGTGCCGATCGTAATGCGCCTCACATACTAACCCATAAAAAAGGCCGCCAGGATCAACTGGCGGCCAACGGAGTAGAATGGAGGAGATTCTATTCTACAGGTTTAACCCGAACATAGCACCTCTGACACACCCAACGGTGGATCAGTTCATAATTGTCCACCAGACGCAGTCTCCACACCCTGACGCCACGTTCAGTCTCCTGGTCACACTCGTGGCACTGGTGAGCCTTCAGCGGCCATACAAGCGACTCACTGATCAGTGTGGTCATTTGTTGAACTTACCCATTTGCACAGTGCAATCATTCCTACAAGTCCCGCGACCAGTGCCAATATAACACCGGGGGCAAGCACAACCAGAAACCCAAATCCGCCAATCACGGGGTTGAAAAACAATATGGGTGCCCACTGCGCCGAGACCCCTGCCCATTTAACTGACGCCAACATCAGGACAAGCAAGAGCATGAATGTCAGCACGACTATCAGCATCTGGTGATTGTTTGCGAATTCCATACTCATCATCACTCTTCTCCCATCACCCTGGTCGCCAGATCACGCACGTCAGCCATGCTACCGCCCGTCAGCAGCAGTTTGACCATATCATCCACCATCGGCCTCACACTGTCGCTGTAGCGCCCGGTGAACGCTGCCAGGACGTCGTACACGTCGATCCACACGTCCGGCTTAACCTCTCGGTGAGGAGGCACTGGGGAGAGTTCGCCCACCTCTTTGAACGTGTACCTGTCTTCTTGCGGCTTACCCCCAGTGCCCCTATCGAGGGCAGCCCTCAACGCGTCAATAGGAACAGTGTTGCGAAGTCCATCAGACTTTTCGAAGTCAATCCGGATGTGTTCATCGCCGATTTCACTGATACAGTATCGTGTTGCCCACTCTGGAATCGCTTGTCCCGTCCTTCCCCTATACGGCGCATCATCGCCAACAGCGAACTGCTTAGCCAGCTCTTTCACTGGTTTGGCACCCTTCACCCCACCTTGGCTATGAAACTTGACAGTAACATGATCGGAGGACAACGATAACGTGGTGTAGGATATCGCCCACTCTGGTATTAGATTCATTTCAATCCTCCAACTCAAGAAAACTTTTTCAGCAACCACAAAGCAAACCTGACACCTCGCCGAGTGCTTGTATTTACTGGCATTACTACCAGGTTGTTCATTGTAAGTCGGACTGTCCCGTTGTCCTCGGCGATCAAAGTAAACACGCCCTTCTCGCCGGGGTTGTTTACCCGGTAAAAAAAAACAGTTGTTCATCTTCAACACGAGGTTACCGGGGTGGTCCTCTTCAACTCTTACCAGAGGTTCAAACTCAATCATTTCAATCCCCCGGTTTAACCTGACGCAGTTTAACTGTCTTCACAGCCCCTTCACGGCGGATCTTGATCATCCCACCGTCCTGATACACTACGCACCAGTATCGGCCTTTGTAGATCACCAAGTCGCCCGTGTCGTATTGTCTACTCATACCCCACCTTCCTCAGATGTTTGGGTTTAACTGTTTTCTCCACACCGTGACGCGAGATCTTCACCCATCGCCCCGCCTGGCGCTCCACTGTCCATGTGTTACCTTTGTACATCACCTCGGAGCCGGGTGAGTGGTAAGTCTTGTCAGTCATCAACCTCTTCCTCAATCAGTTAAACAACGCGCAATGATTGGGTTAACACCATTGTTTACCATTTCCACCATTGCTGTTCTGTTCAGGTGTTCGTTGTAAAACAGCAAACCAAACACCAGCAGGAGCATCCCCAAAATAACTAATGGTTCTTTCATCACTCCACTACCTCAATCGTCAGGCCAGTGGGCGCCGCAGGTGCCACCAGTACGGGTGGATCAGGCACCACGATCACCACGTCACCATTGGTGGGCTCGAACGCCCCCGGTGTGTCGCCTGTGCGCGGCGTACCGGCCAGGTCAACACCTAATAGAATGATCAAGATCCACATTGGCTGTTCTCCGGCTCAGGTATGCTCCAATAAACACACCCGAAATTTGCATCGAATGTGTTGCTTGCTGTCGCATTGCCGTGAATTTCCACATTCAGGAATTCGTAATCAATGCGACAGTCTCCGTCGTTCGGCCAGCCCTTAAACAAATCCATGCTCAAAGGGTTTTCCTCAAACAATTCGGTGGCCTTTTCCTTGTCGCCTTGCCAGTGACAGCAAGTGGCGCATCGCCTAACAAGGGTGTCAACTTCATTAAGTCCTGTTTTGTCACTCATCACACTCTCTCCCTCGTCGGTGTTATGGCTTTCACAAATTCATCTAAAATTTTCTCTGCGGGGTCTGTTTCACAATGGTCATTCATGCGATCAATAAACTTAAACACAGTTTCGACTATTTCAGCATCTCTCTCAGGTACAGCAATCATACCTTTGGCTCTTAACCACAACTTGACTGTAGCCTCAGTCAGTTGCTCCTGCACTTCTGCATATTCGTCACTGTGTCGGCATTCTTCTGGCTTAGGTAACCAACAACTGCGTTCCCCCTTGTCGTCTCTAAAATACGCACATGTCACACCCGTGCGAGGTACTCCCTTACAGTTATAAATGCTCATCACACTCACCTCGCCTCAGCAGCAGCAGTTCATAGACAGCCTTCGCACCTAGTCTGAGATGCGCCGCTACACTGTTGGCAATGTAGTCGGGTACCTTCTCACGTGTGCGCCAACCGGTGTACGTGCTCTTTGCCACACCCAAAAGTGTCCACATCTGGTCTTCAGTGAAGCCGAGATCCAATCGCGCTTGTGTCAGTTCATCCCAGGTCATTTCTCCACCCTCACACAGCTCTGATTAACGACTGGCGGCTTCGTGTCCAGGATGATCACTGAACACAGCATGCCCACTTTGTTATGCTTCAGGCGCCACACTGCGCCGTGTACGCCCGACTTCAGTTTGAACAGACCCACTTCGTTCATCTTGATTGGTCCACGGCTGGACATCGACGCTGATTGACTCGGTGTGATGCTGGACAGCGCACCAACCCCCGCCAGTGACACGGACAAGAGAACTGCAGGCAACCATTTAATTTTCATTCACTCACCCTCAGAGATTGTCGTAATGATCGCAATCAGCACACTCGCCGTCGAACAGTTCTTCACCACACACGATGCAATGATCTACCCCTGTTGCCCATTTGATCGCCTTAGCGACCACCAGGCCCAACATTAGAGATAGCGTCAGTACGGTCACAATCACTGTTGCAATGTTTATTAATGTTTCCATCATTATCACTCCTTGTGGATTTTCAGATACATTCTACGAGTGGGCTTCATGTTCTTGTCGAGCTTGCCCAGTTTACGCTTGTCCCATGTCGTTTGCGGGTGAACAGAAATTCCGCTAGTTACGTACCACCAAAACGCCTTACACGCCAGCTCGCAGTGTTTACACCTTTCATAGTATTCACAATTGTATTTCTCACACGGCGGCTGCGATTGAATCATTGCCTTCTTTGCAACACGTGCTTGTGCTCTTTTTAATGTTTCCATCATTCTACTCCGTGCTTAATTTCGTCTATTGCTGCCCACATAGCAGCAATAACCCACATGGACACCCACACCCCACACCCTATTAAAAACACGTAAGGTATAATATTTTTTGACCCTCCCATCATGATTAGCAAAAACGTTGCCAAAAGAAGCATTATTAACCCATCACCTAAAATCATTTTTACACTGAGAGTATCTGATGTTAATAAATGAAACGCACGTTTAATAACTTTCTTCATTTTTCCTCTCCACTCATCGCCAGTTTGGCGAATATTTCAAACAGTTCATCGAGCACTTCAGTGACCTCACCCTCAGGGTACTTCAGTGCAGCCTTGCCAACGATCACCGTCGCGTTGGCGTATGCGTTCACCCTGGCGACCTCGACAAGTGTCGCTTCAGGACCCATCATCCCTCTCCATCACACGCGAAGACCGCTTCACTGGGTGAGAGTTCCTGGTTGTACAGGCTCTCCCAATCGATGTTGGGAAAAAACTTCGTGCCGAACTGCTTAATCAGCAGTCGATCGACTTTCTTTTTCCACTTTTCAAAGCTCATCTCCCACCCCCAACAATCAAGAATTGAATAGCTATGGCACTGATACTCGGGTTCTCCTGCAGCGCCTTCACCAGCACAGAATGCTGTGTCCATCCCCGCAACATTCTTGCCGTTGCCATGTCTTTGATTCGTTTCTTGTCTTGCTCATTCATGTCACTTACTCCTCCATGTCAGCCTTTTATTGCTGAGCATTCGCCACTGACTACCCGGTGAAAGCTGTTGGCGAGCTCCCGCAATTCGGGGACGGCGCGTAATGTTTTGGTGGCAGGCGCGTTAACAGCTAACGAGTGGTAGATCAGTTGAGCCAATAGCCTATCATCTACCGTGACATTTAGAGAACCACACCAGAGCGGCCAAGCTGCGAAGTCCAGGTTGGCAGAGCGCAGGTTGGCAGAGCGCAGGTCGGCAGAGCGCAGGTTGGCAGAGCGCAGGTTGGCAGAGCGCAGGTCGGCAGAGCGCAGGTTGGCAGAGCGCAGGTCGGCAGAGCGCAGGTTGGCAGAGCGCAGGTCGGCATGGCTCAGGTTGGCACAGCGCAGGTTGGCACAGCGCAGGTCGGCAGAGCGCAGGTTGGCAGAGCGCAGGTCGGCATGGCTCAGGTTGGCACAGCGCAGGTTGGCATGGCTCAGGTTGGCACACTCGCCCCCCTCTTCGTTATCCAGCCACTTTTTGTGTAGACCCAAGATGCGTTTTAATTCTTCAGGTGTCATGTCTGTTCCTCCGTGTGAGGCGCGTCCCTGCGCCAGGTTGTTCTAGCCGTTCAACAGCCCCCACGCTTCGATCGGATTTTTAGATAAATAAACAGTATCCATCCACCACCCCGCTTTGGTGTCGCCGAACTGGTCTTCCTTGATTTCGTTTTCTGCGCCAGCTTCCTCTAAACTCTCGATCGCTTCTGATTTGTTCATGTCTGTTTCTCTCCGTTGACGTTGGATAAGAGCTTAGTACGCAATGCGTACCATGTCAACTATTTATTTCCACAACTTGCAACACGGTGTAACAATGTAATAATCATCTCCATCCCGTGGGTAGTCCCCCGCAGAGTCAAATGTGATATACGTTCGTTTAACCTCACCGGGTTCAAAATGAACACAGTCTGCATGACAAGTACTATCAGCACCAATCGTACAAGACCTATTCCACATCAAAGTGCAAGTTTCGTCTAACAGCCGATCCGCTTCTTCTTTTGGACCGTTGAAATCTTCAGGTTTCATCACTCCACCCCCACATTACCAACTGCAGCAGGTCGGACATACACTACCCACTCCGCACCACTAAACGTAGTCGCTGATTCTTTAGCGTCGGCACCGATGGCTGTCACCATCAGCTCATAAAGCCCCGGTGCGGGGAACGTCAGCGTCCATGACGCGTTGACCGTCGTGCCTAACAGTGTCACTGCACCTTTCTCAATGTCGCGCAGCTCGACCCTGTAGCTGACTGCATACTGTGACGCGTCCCACGTCAGCACTGGTCCAACCTTGCCCACCTCCCATATATGAAAAGCTTTGGTGTAGGGGCCGAACTCGCCCGGGTCTATCACCAACCCGGTGGGTACTGGGACATCAACCGGTGGCGGCTCTACCACTTCACCATATGTGATCACCAGCTCCATTGACTGCCCGCTGTCGAAGGATCCCGCGTGACGCTCCCCGAAACCGCTAAAGATGAACCCCAGTCGTGCATTAGTAAGTGCGCCCAGCGCCCGCACCAGTGGCGCCAGATCTGCCGACTGGTACACCTGACCACTTACCCACGCCCCCGGGGTCCATGTGACGGACTCTGACAGTGTGGGACGTGTGGAGGGGCTGTCGCTGCCACCGCCTGATCCTGCGTAGTTGTTGGCAGCCGTATCACTTTCTATCTTCACCGTGTAGGACGCGTTCGCGGATCCCGACGCAACGGCCGTCATTCTTATGTACGCCGAGTTGATCGTCTCGCCTGCCGGCACTGTCACCCCCTGGAACGCTATCCCGATGTGAGGGTGGGCACCGAACTCGATCTCCGGTGATGTGAGGTTCAGCAACCCGTCAGACTGTGACTCCACGTCATCGCGGGTGATCGTTGCCGTTGCAGTCACAGCCGCGGCCGGCAGGTTGTGCGATATCAGAACCAGCACCGCTAATAATAAATATTTCATTTTTGTTTTTCCTCAGTTGACCACTTTCAAATGGGCACCGTCGCCCAGTGCAGCGTCGTGCTGCCGTTTATACTCTCGATGCAACTCCAGCGCTGTCAGCGCCTGGTACTTCACAACATTGCGCACTGCATAGATCCTGAACGTGCTGTTCTCACTGCGCCCGCGCATCCTGACCACACCGTGTAACGTGCTCATCGCCTTACCCACCCCCTCCGGTGAGAAGTACTTCACATCACAATAGATCATGTTGCTTTGCTGCGCAGCACTCTGCGACGTGCGGAACAACCCGTCACTTCTCACCGTGTCGCTGATATCCTGCGGTGTGAGCAGATCACATTGGAACAGCCCGGAGCGCGCCTTGATGAACGCCTCGATGGTCTGCTGCTGCGGGCTCTTGCTTGAGTCCATGATATCTTTCAGGAAGTCGGTCACCGGCGGTGCCTCGCTCGGGTTGAAGTCACTCAGATCAACTTCGTGTAGTAGGTGGTGCAGCACGTGCTGCCATCCTCCATCCTCCATCCACGTCCACCGATCTTTCCAGTAATCTTTCCACTCTTGCCGTGGCTGGCCGTGCTCATCCAGCGTATCCAGATCGGACCATACGGCATAGAACCTACGACTGGGACCGTTCAGCTTGATCGGTAGTTGTGAATTGGTGGTCATAGCTCCGTTGATAATGTTGCGTACCTGGATTTTGTTGATTTGTTTCTGATTAACTCTGACTCTTTTTGGCGGTGCTGCTGCGATGGGTTTGAGCTTGTTCGATATCCGCCGCGCCTCTTTGTGATCACCGAGATCCGTCTCGTTAATGTGCAGGTATTTAGCACTCAACACGTAATCGTTAAACCCATCTAGCAGCTCGTCGCCTTCAATCCCCACGGCGTTCTCCCCCATGCCCTCCATTAGTGGGTGTAACAGGAAATCTTTACCACAACCCTCCCCACTGCCTAACAGGATCATGTGATTGATCTTCACCTCGGGGTATCGCAATGTGTATGCCATCCACTGAGTGATGTGCTTGCGATGCTCAGCCCACCCCATCACATCGAAATGATCATGCCAACGGGTGATATCACCCGGCGCACCTTTGGGTTGTTCTTTGTCTGACCACATGTTGCCGTACTTGACCCCGCGCTCGATGAAGATCGACGGTTCCCCTGGAGCGTAGTCCAGCTTGTCAACCTTCGTGACCATCCCATCACGCAGCGCCACGTTGCGTGCGTCAGCGTCCTGATCTGCGTAGGCGTTTAGAAAAGCTTCCGGGGTGAAGAAGATACGTGAGTGTGGTTCATAGAATTGATTAAGATCTTTAACAAATACTGTATTTTGGTAAAAATCTACAGCACTAGTCTTATCTACATACCATTTTTTTCGCAGGTCTTTTAGAATCTCTTTAAAGTCCGACTTCGACCAGCGCATCATGTCGCACAGCTCATCATGCCAATGTTTCTGTTCCATCTTCGGAATGTCGTCAACGTGCTTCAGCGCCACCTCAGCAGCGACGCGAGACTCAGCAGTACCGGGTATCGATCGTCGCACATTATCATAGAGCGTCTGGATAACATCTTCGGTTGTGGGAGGGTCCAGGAAGCTGAGCTCGGGCTGGTTTAATGGCGTCACGTCAAAATCCCGCATCACTTGCCAGTTCTTCAGGGTTGCTGAGAACCCCGGTGATTCGATTTCGATGTACTTGAGAAGGTCACCTCCTGTGCGGGATTCACAAGAACCATGATGACAGCGGAACCCGATACTGCCGTCACTATTAGTGAACACGGCTGCGCCGCTGTCGTCGTTACCTGTATGGTCGTGGACCCACGGGCAGGTGATTTCGAATCGTCCATCAGAACGTACCTCTTTAATGGTGATTGCTGTAGTGTTAATCAGTGGGTGATCACTCACCGCTGCAGCGCCGTCAACCCGAGACTCGCGACGTGGCGTATCAAGATCGACAGCGAACGGTGCCGCGAGTTGTTCCATTGTCACCCTGTTGAACGGCTGCCAGCTCACCATACGACAGTCGAACGGCTGACCATTGACCAGCTTAGATGCTTTGTTGTTGAACCCTTCAGGCAGGCGTACATATCGCGTGACGCCACGCTGACCGGGATCCTTACCACTGGGTGCCAGGTCGCTGGCGATCAGACCATCGTTCAGGTTGTCCACCCGGGCGGGCACGGTGCAAGGCGTGTCGAGAATGTATCCCCACTGGAATGACCCGGGGGATGTCTCGAGTATCCATGACGGTTCAGGTAGTCGCCTTGCTGCAGTCTCATTTAGCTTTTCGGACACATCATCGAGCACGATACAGTGGGTCTGTCGATAGAGCACCTTGCGTCGTCGCGCCTGCTGCTGTTCGTCACAATAGAACGTGGAGATGGTGAAGTATTGGTTACTGCCTGGACTAAATCTATACCGGGAAAAGTAGTCACCTTTCCACGCGATCAGGTGTTGATCTTTTGGCAGGTTGTTGGGGTCGTGTGTGAAATCGGTTACATGGACGAATGGCGTATCTACACCGAAGATCGCCTGAAGAAACTCCGTGTTTGTTATCATAAGAAGGATATTCCGCTGTAGATTCTGTCCTGTGCAATCTTGAAGTAATCAGGGTCAAGCTCGATGCCGATAAACTTTCTATTTGTGTTGAGTGCTGCAACACCTGTAGTCCCACTGCCCATGGTAAAATCTAAAACCGTTTCGTTCTCATTAGTGTAGGTTTTAATTAAGTATTCCATCAGTGCTACAGGTTTTTGTGTAGGATGGTGTCCTCTGCCATCCCTGCAATTAAATCTGATACGGCTCGTTGGGTACTTCTCATCGTATATTTTATCTTGAAAAGCCTTTGACGCTTCTGTGACTGCTATCGGAATTGCTTGGCTTTGCTTGTTGCCGCCCTTTTTAATTGGCTCATCTCGCTTGACCATTTGCGGGTAATAAATAGGCTGCTTCCCTGTCTTACTAAAAACTAACACATCCTCATGGTCTTTTAGCGGCTGCCTCTTGGCCTGTACGAAGTTTGCAGCAAAGCACTTGTCCCATACCCAACAAAACGCAAACCCGTTCATGTTCGAGCTAATAAGCGTTGTAGTAAACGGCTGACTTGCTGTCATCACAATAGCACCGTTGGGTTTGATTACCCGCTTCAACTGTCCCCACATTGGTTCTAGCGGTATCACCGCATCCCACTTGCAAGCGGTTGTCCCATAGGGCGGATCAGTCAACACCATATCGACCGACCCATCAGGGATCTCCTTCATCCTCTCCAGGCAATCACCTTGCATTAAATCTATCATCGGAAATCCTACTCTTATTCTTGTCAGCCTGCAGCCTATGCCCCTTGTATAACTTTGTCAAACATTTGTATTGACTTGTATGACATTTAGTGATTATGATAGCTGCGAAATCTACGTGAAGAGGATAAATAATGGCCAACGAATCAACGTCTGACTCGCTCACCGGCTACCTGCAACTGCGGGTTGATGCTGAGGAGTTGGACATATTCCAAAAAGAATCACTCAGGGTTTCTGGTAAACCATATCAGATGCTCCTGCGTGAAATCATCGCTGCCTTCAATGACGGCAACCTACGAATCATCACAACCACCAAATCTGGAGAACTGTATGAGTCTCGAAAATAACCTGAAGCGAATCGCTGACGCCTTGGAAATGATCGCTGGTCATCTGTCCGAGAAATTTGCAGCAATGTACGAAGCGAAAGACCTCGGCATGACTGCAGGTCAGCCGGAATTCGCACCTCCTGTCGCACCTGTCGCACCTGCTGCACCTCCTGCACCTCCTGCAGCGCCCGTCACTTACACCCCCGAAGAAGTAAACGGCATTCTACTCAAGGAAGCGCAGCGCCTGAAGGGTCCGACAGCGATCCATGCTGAAATGAAGCGGCTCGGTGTGACGGGCGTCCAGAGCGCCACTGCTGAACAGATCACCGCACTCATCACTGCAGTGCAAGCGATCGAAGCATGAGCACTCACGCCCGACTCGGGCCTTCGAATGCCAGGTGGCCACACTGCGCCGGGTCGATCCGTGAAGAGGAGCGTTACCCTGACGTACCGGGCGAGGCTGCGATCGATGGTACGGGCTCACACCTGCTGTTGGAGATGTGTCTCCAGAACAACGTGCCAGCTGCCCAGTATGACCGTGAGATCATCGGTGCCAACCACGACGACAGTCCGAACGGTTGGTTAGTGGACGCCTCACGCTGCGAGCGGGTGCAGATGTGTCTCGACTACATCACCCGCCGCGTCGCTGAGCTAAAATCGCAGTACCCTGGCAGCACTGTCACGGTTGAAGCTGAGTCCAAGTCTGATCCCGGTGGCGCGTTCGGTCGTGATGACTGGTGGGGTACGGTGGACGTGACAATAATCTGTCGCGCCTCTCACACCGGCACAGCGTTCTTTGTCGAGGTGATCGACTATAAAGACGGTCGCGGGTACGTCAGCGAGAAAGGCAACACTCAACTGCTGTCCTACCTGTTCGGCAAGCTGCGCAAGTACGTCGCCAGCGGTCCGCTGTTGGTGCGCCCGTTCAACACCTCCAACGGCCCACAGTGCCGGGTGACTATCGTGCAGCCGAAGACCACACCCACCGTGCGCTACGCATGCTCCACGCGGGTCGCTGATGACATGATGGTCGCTGATGTGGTCAGAGCTGCTGAGACGCTATCACTGGCCGCACATGCGACCGATAACCCCAACGCACCACTAACAGCCGGTAAGCACTGCCAGTGGTGCAAGGCTAACCCGAAGCGCGGCGGTCACTGCATTGCCAACGCTGAGAAAAGCATAGGAGTAGTAATGAATACACAAGTTTCAATACCCGTTGAAGGGTCGCCCTCGCTGTTCGAGATCATCAGTAAGGCACTGGCTGATCCGAAAGCGCTCACCGTTGATCAGCTCGCCGATATGGCCGACGCCGAGGATGGCCTGATGCAAGCGTTCGTCGCCGTCAAAGCTGAGATCAAGGAACGCATTGATCAAGGTGACACTGTGCCAGGGTATGCGATGCAACCTGGTAACAGCAGCAACGTCTGGTCAAGTGACGAAGAGACCATCGTTAAAATGCTGAAAAGCCGGCGCCTGAAAAACGCTGATATCTATCCACCCAAACTGATCAGTCCTGCTCAGGTGATGAAGCTGGTCAGCCTGACAACTGAGCAGCGTGCGAAGATCGAGCGCGACCACATCTCCAACATTGCCGGCAAGCTGACACTTAAAAAAGTGTCTCGGGTCGCTGATGAACCTACAGCCGAGCTGATGTTCGGCGAGGTTCCTGAACTTTCATTTCTCTGAGGAAATTAATCATGGCTCTAATTCATGGCATTTTATCTTTCGTAAACGTTTTCACTGCAAAGGTCCCAAAAGCGGGCGGTGATCCTAAGTTCGGCGCGATGCTTTTGATTCCCCCTACTGATCCGCAGATCCCCGGACTATTGGCAGAAGTCAATGCAGCAAAAGCAAATACATTCCCTTCAGGAATGCCTGCTAATTCAAACCTGTGTTTTGATCTTTATGAAA